CGTTATTAGAACTAAAAGAATTTGACCAAATCACAGAAGATAATAATATCTTTGACAACTATGACACATATGCTATCATCGACAGACAGGGACGGAGAACACTTTAATGGCACTCATCAGTCAATCTATCCCAAATCTTATAAATGGGGTATCACAACAACCACCATCTTTAAGGCTTAGTACTCAAGCAGAACTACAAGAGAATGGTTTGTCTAATGTTGTAACAGGATTATCTAAACGTCCTAGTTCTTCACATATAGCTAACTTAGGTACAATCTCTAACTTAGATAAAGCTTTTATACATACTATTCGTAGAGATGAGAATGAATTTTATTCTATGGTAGTAGATACTGCAGGTACTATAAGGGTGTTTGACAAAGATGGTGTATCTAAAACCGTAACTAATAATGCTGCTTCTTACTTAAGTGGCTTAACTGACCCTAACAAAGAACTAGCAGCAGTCTCTATTGCTGACTCTACTTTTATTGTAAACAAGAACACTGTTGTAGCTAAAGGAACTGCTACATCTCCTACTCGTAATCCAGAAGCTTTAGTATATGTTAAACAAGCTGACTACTCCTCAACTTATCGTGTAGTGTTAACTAAGGGTGGTAGTAGCAGTACTGTAGAATTTGCCACAAAGTCTTCAACACAAGATACTACATCTGAAACACAGAATGCAGAACGTGGTGCATCCACAGATTTGATTGCTACTAACTTAAATACTTTTTCTGGTACTGCTGTTAATACAACTTACTATGAGAATATAACTGATGGTAGTGCTGTAACAGGTTTAACAGTCACACAGTATGGTAACGTATTACATATTCAATCTACTGATAGTACAGACTTCCAAGTAGAAGTAGGAGACTCTCATGGTGGAGACCATCTACTTGTATTTAAAGATGAGACAGCTGACTTTAAGAAGCTACCTGTAGAAGCACCAGTTAATTATACTATTAAAGTATCAGGTGATAATCAAAAAGCTCAAGATGATTACTATGTAAAGTTTACAGATGAAGAAGTATGGAAAGAAACATTAGAACCTAACATACTTACTGAGCTAGATGCTACAACTATGCCACACAAGTTAACTAAGTTAGTTAGTGGTGATTTCCAGTTTGACCCTGTTACATATGATGAGAGAACTGTAGGAGATGATAACACAAACTCTTATCCTTCTTTCATAGGTTTTACTCTAAGTGATATATTCTTCCATCGTAATAGACTAGGTGTACTAGCTGATGAAAATGTTATCTTTGCTAGAGCAGGTGAATTTACAAGCTTTGACTTCTTTCGTAAATCAGTATTAACTATAGTAGACAGTGACCCTATTGATGTAGCAGTCTCGTCTAACAAGGTTAGTATACTTAAACATGCTGTACCTTTTAACGAAGCTTTACTATTGTTCTCAGATTTAACACAGTTTAAACTTACTGCTGACCCAATCCTAACACCTGAGACTGTTAACATAGCTAACACTACAGAGTTTGAGGCTTCACTAAGAGCTAAACCAGCACAAGTAGGTAAGTTTGTTTACTTTGCTTCTAAGAGAGGAGCATGGTCTGGTTTATGGGAGTACTTTGTAGATACTGATACAGACACTAACGATGCTACAGAGGTTACAGCACATGTACCTGAATATCTAAATGGTGAAGTTACAAACATAGAAGCTTCTTCTAACGAAGATATGATACTTGTACAAACAGATAATGACCCACAGGCTCTCTATGTGTATAGATACTACTGGAGAGGTAGAGAAAAACTACAGGCTTCTTGGTCACGTTGGACATTTAGTGGTGATGTTATAGGTGTATCGTTTAACCGTGCTGATATAACTTTACTTATAAAAAGAGGCAATGACTTATACTTAGAAAGAATTAACTTATCCGTAGATGATGCTACTAATTATACAACTAATAACTTTAGTATACATTTAGACAGAAGAGTTAAACTAGAAACAAGTGGACTGACTACTATACCTTATACTGATGCTAGTGTTATTTATATAGACCAGACAGGTAAGATTATACAATTAAGTGATGTAGCAGGTAAATTAGGTAATAGTGAAGTAGTCTATGCAGGTATACCTTTTGAGTTTAAATACCAATTCTCTGAACCAGTTGTTAAAAGTGCTGAAAAAGCTATAACGACAGGTAAACTACATATAAGAAACTATGCAGTTGTCTATAGTAATACTGGTTTCTTTCAAGCAGAAGTGACTCACTCTAAACGTACCCCCTATGTTAGAAACTTTACAGGACGTATTGTAGGTGCTGCTACTAACATTTTAAACCAAGCTGGTATTGACTCAGGTACTTATCGTTTTGGAGTACTAGGACATGGGAATGAAACAGACATAGTACTAAAAAGTTCTAGTCACTTCCCTTGTGTATTTCAATCAGCTGAGTGGGAAGGGTTCTTTGTACTACGTTCTAGGAGACTCTAATGCAAGTTTATGTCAGACAAAGTATTCAAGAAGATATAGATTACTTGGTTAATAACCTTAGACCTGAAGATAAAGAAGAAGTAATAGCTTCTCATGGTAGTACTAAAGAAGCTTTACAAACAGGTTTTGATATATCAGAAGAATGTTGGACATTTATAGTAAAAGACACAGATGAGATAGCAGGTATATACGGAGTTGCCAAAGAGTCTGACATGGTTGGATGTATATGGTTACTTAGTACTCCTGCTATTACGAAAGTATGGTTACCTTTCTTAAGACAGTCTAAAAAAGTAACACAACAATTAAATAAAAAATATGCTATTTTAACTAATGCAGTTGATGCAGACTACACTTTATCTATAAAATGGTTAAAGTTTTTAGGTTTTACTTTTATTAAAAAGCATGATAAATATGGTGAAGGTGATAAACCCTTCTTAGAATTTGTGAGGATATAAAATGGAACCAATGACCATGCTCAGTATTGGGCAATCAGCTTTAGGTTTTCTTGAAAAACAAAGACAAGCTAGAGAACAACAAGCAAGATATGAAGCTAATAGAATTGCTGCAGTTGCTGCACGTGACTTAAAGATTCAAGCATTAAATAAAAGAGCTATACAAGAGTCAGAAGCAGTAGCAGAAGATAAGATGGCTTTAGCTATCAAAGCTCTAGAGACAAAAGAACGACAGAAGGTAGCTGCAGGAGAAGCAGGTGTTGGAGCAGGTAGAACTGCTAAACAAATTACAGACTTAACAGAAGCTAGAAAGCTTAGAGGTATTTCTAAGTATGACTCTACTATTGATAACCTTCTCACACAAGTTGAATTAGAAAAAGCAGGTCTTAATGCAGAGGCGATGAATCGTATTAACTCTCTACAACAAGGTCAACCACCTAGTCTAATAGGTGCTGTTGTAGGTGCTGCTGCTAATGCTGCAGCTATGGATATACAATATGGTGATGGTAAATTATTTGGACTTGATTTAGTAGGTGATAAGAATGTTGCAGCTTTGTCTAGTAAAGGTTTAACAGGTGATAGTACATCTATATTTCCACAGAGTAATTCATTCTCAATATTAACTTAAGAGGTTTAAATGGCTAAAAGAACTCCAGTTAGTAGGTTAGATATTAGTGGTATTTCTACTGCACCTACAGCAAGACCAGTAGAAACTTATGTACGTCCTGCTGAAATTCAATCACAACCCTCAGCTTTAACTGAATTTGTATCAGCTATTACTCCAGCTGTAAAAGCAGTAGCAGATAAACAATTAGAGACTAAGCTTAAACGTGAAAGAGAAATAGAAAGCTTCCGTTTAAAATCTAAGTACAAGCAAGCTGAATTAAAATCTTATGAGATGCATCTAAAGATTAATCAAGACTATAAAGATAATGCAGATACTTGGCATGAGATGAAAACAGAAGATGTTTTAGCTAAGATTACAAAATATCAAGATGATTATTTAGATTCTTTATCTCCTGAGACTGACCCTCTTTTAAAAGAAACTATGAAGTTACAGTTTCAAGAGTATAATGTTAAAACTATAGCAGATTTTAATGCAGGTAAAACACAATATAATAATAACAAATTAAATAACTCTTTTAAGGATACGATAACATTAGCATTAACAGCTGATGAAAAGAATACAATACCTACTATTCAAAAGATGATTGATGATTTTGCAATAGCTAATCCTTTACCTAATGGTAAACCTGATTATAAAAGAGCAGTAAATGTTGCTCATGATTTACTATTAGATATGTCAGTTGACAATGCTGATAATAAATTATATGATGCTCTAAATACCATGAAGACAAAAGATGGTAAACCAATCAATGTCATGGACACAGCAGAAAGAGCTAAGAATACTGCTACTATAAGAGCAAGAAGAGATAAACAAGTTAAAACTAGGTTAGTAGTATCTAACAAAGCTGAAGGTATTAATAATCGTATTAATGATTCAGTGACTAATAGAAAACGTATTGTTAAAACATATACTGACCTTCAAGGTAATGTAAAAAGTTTTACTGACAATGAACTAGAACAAGCTTTGTTTAAGAATGAAGCATTTATGTCTTTGAGTGAAGGAGAGAAGTATCAAGCATTTAGAGATATGAATTTTGTACCTCCTAGTATTAAGAATAAAGTATTAGATGGTTTAACTTTTCTTATAGCTGGTGATGTATCTACACCTGAAACTAATCAAGCTATAGAAAATTCTTTCTTAAACTATATGGCTTTGAAAAACTCTGGTAATGATTTAAGTTTTATCAAGAAAGAAGATAAACTTAGATTTGAAGCTATGGACTTCTGGGTTAATAAGTCAGCTAAAGTAGGTGAGATTGATATACTACAAGAGCAAACAGAAGAACAAGCTTTTGAAGGTAAACCTCCTGCTGTTATAAGAAGTAAGAACTATAATAATGCTGCTAGAAATATACAGATGATGGACTTTAAGATAACAAAGTCACCTGATTTTACAAAAAACATTAAAGATAAAATGGATGAAGTCTCTCCTCTTTCTAAAGATTTATCAGAGGTAAGTAATTCATCTTTTATTCAAAATGAAATAGCAACTACTGCTCATTATCTAATACAATCAGGTATGGGAGAAGACGAAGCTATAGAAAAAGCTGTTGAGATAGCTAAGAAAGATTACCCAGTAGTTGAATCAGGTAATGGTAAAGCTTATGGTTTTAATCATCTTAACACAGGTGTAGACAGTAGTCTAAATCCTTCAGAGATTATTCCAAAGTATAATAAATTGTTACTAGACTCTAACAAAGTAAAACAATATATGCTTGAAACACATGGTTTAGAATCTGGAAAGTATGATATAGCTATTTACCCAGACCCTAAGAATCCTAATGCAGCAGTCATTATGGCTTTTGATGATGATGGTTTACCTCTTGGACAAGTAGGTGGTAGTATAAATAAGAATGTATTACTATCTGACCAACAGCAGTTAAACAATTTAATAGCTACTGGTATGACTCAAGATGTAAGTACTACAACTACATATACTCCAGAAGTAAACAAGGTTGTAAGTAACTCTACTTCTCAAAATGTAATAGAACAAGCATTAGCAAAAGTTGATGACTTTCAACAATTTCAACCTATTCCTACAGGTGAACCTGTTGTAGGTCAACCTATGTTAACAAAGACTTTACAAAAGTTAGAGCAACAAGATGTAGCTGACCCAAAGAAATTAGTAGGTGGTGAGTTTATGGATACCATTACAGAAGGTATTAAATCAACTCTAAATTATGTACTAGGTTCAACATCAGCTGCTCAACAGAACTCAGAAATAATTGGAGAGTTTATAGAAGGCTTTACTACAAAATCAAGTAATAAAATAATAGATATTATTTCTAGTGAAATAGATAAAGCTAAAGAAGAGTATAACAAAAAAGTTACTCTTAAAAAAAACTCAATAAGTAATATGCCTAGTAATCAACTAACAGGAGATAAAGTGATAGTAGAAGGTAATACTATAGAAGATAAAACAGCTAACATGATAGCAAGTCAAGAAGGCTTTTCTAGTACCCCTTACAAGGATGGTAAGAATAAGTCAGTAGGATTTGGTTTCTATTTACCTGCTCTAGAAGAAGATGAGAAAGCTCTTATTAAAGATGTTAACAATGTTACAAAAGAAGAAGCTGCTCAAGTTCTTAAGTTAAAGGTGCAGAAGATTGGTAACTATCTAGAAAAAGAAATACAAGGTTTTAGAAACATACCTGAAGAAGCACAATCAGCTATCATTAGTATGGGTTATCAATTAGGTGTAACTAATATTCCAAAGACTTGGAAAAAGTTTACAGCTGCTGTTAAAGAAGCAGGACAATATGAAGAAGGTTCTCCTGAACAAGAGAAAGCTCTAGCTAAAGCTAAGTTTGAAATGTTATATAGCAAGACTAAGGATGGTAAAGTAGTCTTAAACAAATGGGCTAGACAAACTAGAGAACGTGCTTTTGAAATGGCTAATGCTGTGAGTGATGCTGAGTTATCATTATAATTAAAAAGGAAATCAAATGGCTGAACAGACCTTTCTAAAAGATTTAGGTATAGAAGGACTAGATGAAACTAGAATACCTATAGCTACTACTATTGACGAAGCTGCTATCTTAAAAAACGAGATGGCAGCAGAAGATAATGGTAGGGGTTTTATTGACAGTTTAGGTACTGCCTATGATGAAAACCAACTCTGGTGGAGTGCTAGAGATACTATAGATAAGTATACTACAGATGCTAGTACTCCTATTACCAACTTTACTCCAGAGTTAGTTAAACAATTAACAGAAGGTTTACCTACTGTAGCTGTTGAAGAAGTCTTAGAAGAAGCTCAAGTCAATGGTTTAAGAAGAGCCATGAAGGTTAGAGAACAGCATCTTAAAACAGTTTCTAACCGTGCTTTACTTGCTTCAGATGGTTGGACAGGTGTATCTGCTAATGCATTCTCCTTAATGTTTGACCCTACTGAATGGGCTGCTATCCTTGCTTCAGGTGCTGCAGTTAGTGCAATAGGTACTCCCCTAGCAGGAGGAGCTGCTGTCACTGCAGGTGCTCTTAAGAAAGCTTATAATGTTAAGAAGGCTTTTACTGTTGGAGCAGCTGTTACAGCAGCAGAGAGTGCAGCCTTTGAAGCTATTAGAGCTAATGTGAAGTATGATGTTGATGCTAATGATGTATT